CCTAACGGGGTGTTCATCGGTGGCACTCCAGTGCAACGGGCTAAACGTTGGAACATATTAAAGGCAGAAGGGGCCATGCCCGGTATGCCGGATTTGATGATATGCATTCCATCGGGTTCATACCATGCGCTGTTTATCGAGATGAAAACCGAGAAGGGTAAACTTTCAGACACGCAAAAAATCGTTCACGCACAACTTATCAACGCAGGATATTGCGTGAAAGTGTGCAGGTCATTTGAAGAATTCACGCAAACAATTAAAACATATTTAGAACAATGAAATATGAAGAACCCGAATGTGACACAAGCAACAGTAAGATTCTGTTGATACTTGCCGTAGGTGCGATGGTAGGCTTTATAATCGCTACAATTATTTGGAAATAATAAATACATACATACACATGAACATTAACGAATTATTACTGCACATTGCAGACTTGCCATTGGATGAAAAAATCAATGCAATCAATGAAGTCAAATTAGCATTGCATGAAATTAGCCCATTTAAAAATGAGCCAGTTGATTGTGTTGTTTGGGTAAAAAACAATCAAGTGCAAGCTAATGATTATAACCCAAATAAAGTTGCACCACCTGAAATGGAGCTTCTTGAAATTTCAATTATGAATGATGGCTACACTCAACCAATTGTTACATGGCCTAACATGGAAAAAGATGCTATGGAAGTTATTGATGGTTTTCACCGTAATCGAGTTGGTAAAGAATCTAAAATAGTAAATAACCGGGTGCATGGATATTTACCTATTGTTACAATTCGCAATGAACAATCAAATAAGAATGATCGTATCGCTTCAACAATTCGACACAATCGTGCTAGGGGTAAACATCAAATTAATGCAATGAGTGAAATTGTAATCGAATTGAAAAATCGTAATTGGACTAATCAACGTATTGCAAAACAGTTAGGAATGGATGAAGAAGAAGTATTGCGACTTTGTCAAATATCGGGTTTAGAGCATTTATTCAATGACAATGATTTCAGTAAAGCATGGGAAAGTAATGACTATATTGAAAATGAATATGAATTACTTACTGATGATATTGATTCTTTGGAATATGAAATGTATCGAATACCAAATGAAAATGACAAGGAAAGAATATTTCATACCTATGATAAATGGGAATGTCACAAAGCAGGATTTTATGCATCTAAAAAAGAAGGTATGACCAGTGAGGAATGTAAACAAAGCTATGCTGATTTTCTTGGTGATGATTTATTATTTAGACAGTATTTATTGATTGTAATTACTGAATGGAAAAATAGCTGTGAGCATTATTTAAGCAATAAAAGCATGAATAGAATTGCATGGTTAGGTCAAGCAGCAATGTGTGCGTATAATGGAGTGCCTTCTGTATTTTGTTCGGGATTCAATTTGTTATCAGAAGAACAACAAAACTTAGCTAATCAAACCGCATTAGAGTTTTTAAATATGTGGCTTGTTGCTAATAAAATGAACCCGGTAAGCATGAATGAAGCTTTATCATCAGGAAGACAAGTTGAACTTTATTAAATAATTTTATGGCACAAAAAATATATTTAAACAAATCAGTTTTAGATGCTACGAAAGAACGTATCTCTAAGGTATTTGATTCATTTGAGAGATACTACATTAGTTTTAGTGGTGGTAAAGACAGTACGGTAATGACTCATTTAGTTTTGGCTGAAGCTAAAAAACGAAATGTAAAAGTTGGTTTATTGATTATTGATCTTGAAGCACAATACACTAATACCATAGAGCATATTCGAGAAATGGTCACCTTGTATAAAGACCATATTGACTTGCATTGGTTTTGTGGTGAATTATTACTACGTAATGCTGTCAGTGATTTTGAACCTAAATGGGTATGTTGGGATGAATCAAAGAAAAATTTATGGGTTCGTCAAAAACCAAAAGAAGCTAGTGATTTAAACCAGTACGATTTTTATGTACCTAAAATGGAATTCGAAGAATTAATGGTGTTATTTGGCAAATGGTATTCTAAAAACCAACTTACCGCTGGGTTTATTGGTATTCGTTCTGATGAAAGTTTGCATCGTTATAGAGCAATAGTTAGTCAAAAAAAGAATCTTACTTTTAACGGATACAAATGGACTACAAAAATTGACAGTCATGTGTTCAATGTATATCCTATTTATGATTGGAGAACAGAGGATATTTGGATATTTCACTCGAAGCACAAAGAATTATGCCATAATAAGATTTATGATATGATGACTATGGCAGGTGTTAAATTTAGTAATCAGCGTTTATGTCAACCATTTGGCGATGACCAAAAGAAAGGTTTATGGTTATATCATATTTTAGAAAGCGATACTTGGTATAAACTGATAAACCGGGTAAGTGGTGTCAATAGTGGTGCTTTATATATTCAAGACAGAGGAAATATAAACGGATACCATCACATTACTAAACCGGATAATCATACGTGGGAAAGCTACACAAACTATTTATTAAAATCTTTACCTCAAAAAATGCAAGATCATTACAAAGAAAGATTTAGGAAATTTATAGTTGGATGGAAAAAAAGAGGTTACTCTGAAATACCACAAGAAGCACCGCATGATTTAGAGGTTAAATGCTGGGCTCCGAGTTGGAAACGAATGGCAAGATGTATTTTACGAAATGATTACTATTGCAAAGGGTTAGGACAAACACAACCTAAATCAGAAGCATACGAAAAATACAAACAGATAAAAGCTAAACGAAAGTTGGTTGAACAGATAAAATAATTATCTTTGTCAAGCGTACCCTAATGAAAAAAATTCAAATCCCATCTTCACTGCATTGCCACAGCCATTCGGCTTAGGGTACGCCTTTGCATGTGAAGGTGGGTATTTTTTACCATGAGAGAATCGACTGTGTTTTATCGCTCATTCTATGAAGCGATTAAGGAACTGGATGCAGAACTTCAGTCGGAGGTATATTCTGCAATCTTCGAATATGCATTGAACTTTAACGAGGTTGAATTGAAGGGAGTGGCTAAGACCGTGTTCACTTTAATCAAGCCACAACTTGATGCAAACCAAAAGCGATTTGAGAACGGGAACAAACCAAAAGTAAAGCAAGTCATAAGCAAACAAGAAGCAAAACCGAAGCAAGATACAAGCAAGGTTGAAGCTAATGTAAATGTAAATGATAATGTAAATGAGAATGTTAATGCTAATGAAAATGTAAATGCTAAGGTTTCAAGGTCGCACTTTCGTGCTCCTGCGTACGATGAAATTTTAAATTTTATGAAAGAAAAAAATTCATTAGCTGGTAACGTGTGGAATGATGCCAAAGTGGTAACCGAATCCAAGGCATTCTTCAACCATTACGAAAGCAATGGATGGATGGTGGGCAAAAACAAAATGAAAAATTGGGAAGCAGCCGTCCGAAATTGGATGAACAATAATTCTAAATTTGAAAATAATAAACCAAATCACAATGAACGAGAGAAAAGACATAGCGACCTTGAACAATTCCGCAAGCAGTACCGAAGCAGCCTTGCATCAAGTCTTGGCATCGAAGACGTCCCCGGCACTGAGTGAAATCAAAAAGCAAAAAGGCGAACAAATAGCACTGGGTGTGTTGGTTGCATTGATGGATGAATGCCAACAGTACTTTAATCTTCAGCAGCCTATGAACCCTCAGCAGCTAATGCTCACAGCTGAATTGATTATGGAGGAATATTACTACCTGCGTGTTGAAGAATTCCGCATCTGCTTTCGCATGGCAATGAAGGGCGAGTACGGCCCAGTGTATAATCGAATTGATGGGCAAATATTCTTTGAGTGGATACGAAAGTACTTTAGCAAACGTGATGCTGTAACCAATCGCATGGTTAAGGATCAACAGAGCAGCAACAACATCTACGAAATGTTCCAACACCCGCAGGTCGTGGATGCTATCCAACAGGCAGCGGATAAGTTAAAGATACAGGAAGCACCAGTGCAGGAAGCAAAGCGCAGCGAGGTTAGCTCATTTGAGCAACAGCTAATGGCTGAATACGATGCGCTTCCAATATGGGATGACAACGTGCGCTTCAGTGTGTATAAGAACAAGCCATACTTGTTCAACGAGTATCGCAAGGAAAGGTACATGGAAGAAATCAATAAACAAAATGAATACTGAATTCACAGCACGTGCATTTAGCAAAACGGCGTATAAGCAAAACGATTCGAAGGCAAAGAAGCTATTGATTGAGTTTCTTAAAGCGAATGGGCATGTAATCAAAAACGCTAGTGAAAACTTTAATCATGACCTGGTATCTGCTAAGGATAGTCATTTGTTTTTTTGGGAGGTTGAAATTAAGATAGGATATAAGTTTACTGATATTGATTCGTATCAATTTAGCACGGTGTCATTTTTGGGTAGAAAGAAACGATTGCACCACATCAAACCTTTCTTCTATGTGATTATATGCAAAGAAACAAAGCATGCCCTGATGTGTCATTCAACCGATATATTTTTAAATGAATACCGGGAAGAGATAACCGTCAACACAGCGGAACGGAATGGCAACGATGAAGTGTACCACGTTCCAAAAACGAAATGTAAATTTTTTAACTTGAATCTATAACATGGCTAAACAATACGACCAACACAAGGAAATCGAGCTGCTACGCAAGTTGTTTGTGCTAACAGCTAAGCGCAGCATGCGCCCTGCCATGAGCGATAATATCGCAATGCGCCTTATCTTTGAAGAGTTGTATCTACTAACTGACAAAGATGAATATAAGCTATGACAATAGGTGAATTGTGGGATAAGCTTGCGCAGTACCCGGATGATGTAGAAGTGTACGTTGGCTTTGTCAACGGGCATAGCATCGACCACGAATGGTTTGAAGTAGTGGAAACAACAGACTTTAACGGCAAGACCACAATCAGTTTAATGGTAGACGATATAGCAATAATACACAATTAATACAATGAGTAACTATCAAATGCAAGAGGGTCAGTTCACCCTATTCAAGAACAACAAGACAACCAACAACGCACCTGAATACACAGGTGAAATCATGGTCAATGGAAAGAAGATGCGCCTTGCTGCGTGGGTTAAGGAAGGCAAGAACGGAAAGTTCTTTTCAGGTAAGATGAGCGAACCACTGGTGAAACGTGAAGAGGTAGATGAGTCACAAGGCACGGGCGATTTGCCGTTCTAATGATTGAGTACCTACCGAAACAAAAAGAAGCATTGCGTGTGCTGGGTAATTCACACCCGGCACGTGTGGTGCTGTTCGGAGGTGCAGCAGGCGGCTCAAAATCTTTCATCGGATGTGCATGGCAAATAAGCCGCAGGTTCAAGTATCCTGGTACTCGTGGGTTGATAGGTCGCAGCAAATTAGATACGCTTAAAAAGACCACACTCAAGACTTTCTTTGAGGTAGCGCACATGTTAGGGTTAGCACCTAACGAACACTACACCATCAACAACCAAACAAACGTGATAACGTTTAGCAATGGCAGCGAGATAATACTCAAAGACTTGTTTGCCTATCCATCCGACCCTGAGTTTCATGCGCTCGGAGGTTTGGAGTTGACTGATGCATACGTAGATGAAAGCGCACAAGTATCAAAGAGGGCAATTGATATACTCCAGTCCCGCATACGTTTCAAGCTTACGCAGTACGACCTTAAACCGAAGATGCTGCTCACATGCAATCCATCGAAGGGTTGGTTATACAATGAGTTCTATTCACCATTCAAAGCAGATAACCTACCGCAGCACCTTGCGTTTATTCCATCACTACCTACCGACAATCCACACCTGCCCGAATCGTATCTTGAAACGCTGCGCATGTTGCCCGAAGTAGATAGGCGAAGGCTGCTCGATGGAGATTGGGAGTATGATGAGTCCGTAGATAACCTTTACCAATACGATGACCTTGTACGCTGCTTCCGGGATGAAGAAAGCAAAGGTGAAAAGTACATCAGTGCGGATATTGCACGCCTTGGAAAAGACCGTAGTGTTATTTGCGTGTGGCATGGATTGCATTTGATGGAGATTCACGAGCTGCGCAAGCAACCAATCACAACAGTTGTTTCTACCATTCGCCAGTTGTGCGATAGGCACAGCATCAAATTATCCAACGTGATCTGTGATGAAGATGGGGTTGGCGGGGGTGTGGTAGATAGCCTGAAATGTCGAGGCTTTCTTAATGGTGGGCGTGCTAAGCAAGCAGATAGATACACCAATCAAAAGGCTGAGTGCTATTTCAAGCTTGCAGAATTAATCGAGCAGAATAAGGTTATCTTTAAAGTGAATCAGTTCCGGGATGTGATAGTGCAGGAACTGGATATGATACGCCGCAGGCAACCCGAAGCCGATGGCAAGTTAGCCGTAATCAGTAAAGATGAAATAGCCCGGATGCATGGCAAGTCACCTGATTACGCAGATGCTATTATGATGCGCATGTACTTCGAGTTATTCCCGAATTACGGAAGCTATTCGTGGGCGTGACCCCTCAATTTTAACAATTTTTAACAGAGGGTGTGTAAGTATTTATACTATCATTGCACCATCAATAACAAATTTACAATTATGAAAGCAAGCAAAGTAATCAAGTACATCGTGTGGGCAGTGGTAATTTTCGCAGTACTTAGCTACTGCCAAGAACTCAACGATTGTTTAGCCAAGTATTAATCTCAAATCAATAACAACATGAACAGTTTTCACAAAGACAATTTGGAAGCATTGCAGAAGTTTCAGCAAATGCTCAACGCAGCACCTGATAAAGATGGTATCGAAAAGACCCCCGATGGTAAAGCGGTCACGCTGGTAGTATCACACGTAGAAACCACACTCGATGAAATGTTCTTTGGGCATTGGCGCACTGAGAATTTCAAGTGGGAGCGTATGGCTAACGAGGTAGTGGGTAGCCTTGACCTTGTAGTAATCCATCCGATAACCGGGTATGAGTTACGCAGAACAGGTGCAGCCTCCATCGTCATCATGGTTGACAAAGTACCCAGTGCATTAGCAGCCGACCCCGTAGAACGCAATAGATGGGCATTGAACGCAGATAATAAAAAGCCTAACGCATTAGACCTTGCCTTTCCTAAACTCAAAACAGAGTGCCTTAAAAACGCTGCTGTGTCATTTGGTAAGTTGTTAGG